CAGCACGCATAGGTATTCCCTGGATCGGTTGGAGAAAGACCTGTCTGCCATCGAAGACAGCCCCTATGCCGTGGAGGTGTCCGCGCGCAGCGCGGCACCTTTGGAGGAGCGTATCGCCCAGGGCAGCCTATTCAGCGTTAACAGCGGAGGAAATGGAAGCGCGTCCGATGTCCTGCATGAAAAGGTTTACGAAGGCGGCAGCGAAAAAACCCGCTGGGGACAATTCAACCGCGTTGCCGGCCTGCATATCAGCATGGCGCGCCGCGGAGAAGTCACCGTGCAGAAGGCATTCGATGATACTTACGGATGGGTACTGGCCAACATGATTCCCCCGTGGCCACCGCAGCGCGTAGAGCATGAGTTTGCCGCCCTACTGGCGCATGACATCAGACACAATGGACCCATGCCGGAACCTGAGCCGCCGATGATTAGAGAGGAACAGCGAATGGCAGAAGGTGGCCTGGGGCTGAAGATGTGGGCCGCCCATCGTTGGGTGACGGAACCAAAGCCGGAACATCATTACCTGGTGGATGGACTGATCATCAAAGGCGAGCCTCACCTTTTTGTAGCCGAAGGCGGAGCCGGAAAGACGTTCCAGGTCGCAGACCTGGCAATGAAGATTGCTGCCCATGAACCCGAAGATGACGCCGTGTGGTTTGGCCAGAAGATCATAGCCGGCGGCACGACGGTACTGATCCTGTGCGAGGATTCGCAGACAGAAATGCACCGGCGTCTACTGGAGATCAATCTGAACGAACGTATCAAGAAGGCCGGTGACAAATTCATTGTGCTTCCCATGACCAAGCTAGGCGGAGCCTTCCCCCTGGTGGAACTGGACCGGCATGGAGAGAGCCGGCCGTCGAAGCGCTGGGCGGAAATGCTTTCCCTCCTGCGTGAGATCCCTGACCTGGTACTGGTTTGCATTGATACGCTCAACAGCGTTTCCCATAGCGATGAAAACTCCGCCCTGGGAATCTCGCAGATGATGCGCGAAGCGCAGCGTGTCTGTGGAGACCTGGGCGCTGCGCTGATCGTCAATCACCACGTCCGAAAACAAGGACAGCAGGCAACGGCCATCGGATCTTTGGACGATCTGCGCAATGCTATCCGTGGATCCAGCGCCATTACGTCATATTTCCGGATCAATATCGGCATGTTCTCCGTCGTCGATTACGACCGGCGCATGAAGGCAATGGGTATGATGCCGGAGAAGGGCGCGCTATGGCGATTCGGTGTCTGCAAGGCCAACATTCACGGCATGATGCGCGGAGAAAAAACCCTCCTGCGCAATAACCGTGGCCTGATGGATGACGTGACATCCCGTGATGTCTTCCAGGGCGGCAATCACGATGACCGCATGGCATGGCTGATCTTTGCCTGCGCCAAGGCAGCGGAGAACGGGCATCCATACACCAACGGAACCAAGGGAAGCTCAAGTGGGCTTTACAAGCGCCGCGCGGAACTCCCGCCGGCCCTGCGCTTCATGGGCGGAAGGGAATTGGATGCCCTTCTAGGGCAGACACTTCAGGCAGGCCACCTTGTCACGGCAGCTGTCCGCGGATCCAAGGGCAAGCAATTCATCGACTCGCCCAACGGCCCCCTGGCAACAGACGAAGCCGGAGCCGTCTTGTCCGCAGGAGCGTACACCACGGTGCCTGATTGGTCACAGTTTGCCTTCTGCGAAGTCCAGGGAACCATCGTCAATCACAAGCAGGTCAAGAAGCCATTCGCAAAATCGTGAACTTCCAGGAACTCAAAAGAGAATGGGAGTACGCTTACAACGAACGCATCGGGATATTCTGTGGGGACAGCCAACCCACAGAGGAACAGGAGCGCGAAGCGCGACTTTGCGCAGACAGACACATTCAGGACGTGTATAAAAATCTCAGAAATTTCGACACAAATCGAAAACGTGTCTAAGTCATAGACATAAAAAGGGAGAGGCTACCGGAACCACTCGGTAGCCTCTCTGTGTTTCCACATATGCACCAAACTGAAAGCGGGCAAATGAACAAAACCCGCTTTCAGTTGTGATGTCTATTTTTGGTCCTTGTTTGCGTCAACAGGAAAAGAAATGCCGATACAAGATGTTCCAGTATCGGCTTTTTTGAAATCAAATTCCTTCCTCCAGGATTGATATTGAGACAATCCATTTAGGTCATCATCAACGATGTCTGTGCGTTTTGCCAGACTATTAAAAAGCAAGCCGGCGATTTCCTGAAGCTCATACAATTCGGATTTCCATTCGCTGAAATTCTGCATGAAGACGACGTTGGAACTCGCCAGGATCTTGATGCGCTCCGCGGCTTCCATGATTACGATTTCGGCAAGGCCGGTCTCGGATTCAATGGCGTCTGCCAGGGAATACAACGCATCCACTAGCGTCTCGGTCTTGGTGAAATTCAAGTCCATGATGCTTTGGCCCTGTCATAAGCAGCGCGCATGCGCTGAATATGATCGTGCAGGGTTTTGGATTTCCGATAACCGGCTAGGTACGCCGCTTTGGCGTAGTCCTGCAAGTTTGGCGCTGTCTTGTCTGCGACCAAAAGCCGGCAGCCTTCCGTCTTCCACCAGCGGTCAAAGAATTCGTTTCCCATATATAGGTTCAATCGTGAAGCTCGTCACACCTGCGGCACAGGCCCGTTTGCAGGCTGACAGGCGCGCGCTTTCCGCATTCTTCACAGACAGGAATATCAGGGACATGCCGCGAAGCGGCGAGTTTGGGTTTCTTGACGGGTTTGGGCTTGTTTTTCATGGGTAATTGTAAACGTTTTAGTAGTTGGTTGTATATGGCGCGGGGGCGAGTCGGGCTTCTGCTTTGAGTTCATCAAGCTCGGGATTGATCAGCCCACAAAATTCATAAGCATGATCCGCAATCTCAATCGCTCTGTTCAGAAGCTCCCTGAGCCTTGCTACCTCGTTGTTGAGTTCTTTGAACTCTCCAACTATGCTTCTTCCAGACTCTTTGATAAGGCATTCCTCATAGCTGTAATCGTGTTGTTTTTCGCAGAGTGAGCAGGTGAGCCTTGCGACCTCGTTGGTTTTCTCGGAGCGGGCGCAATCTTCGCATAAGTTGTCTATGATTTTGTAATGAGTGGGGTCTAAATCGCCCATGGCTGCATTGCAACGAGGGCATTTGTTGGCTTCGGGGTTCATATTATTATTGAATGTGGTGTTGATGTTTCTATTGGTTGTGTAGCTTTTTACTGGTGAGTAAACTTGTGGTGTTTCATTAAACTAGGATGGTTTATTGTTCAGGTTATGGTTTAGTATGTTGTAGTAGCGATCCATGATCTCTCTAACTTCGGCCTCGGTTGGGTAGTCTCGCCTAGTCCACTCGTAAAACTCTTGGATGAGTTCTTGGAGGCAGATGTTTTCTGTGTGGAGCTTGTCGATTTCCGCTTGGGCATTTTTACAGGTTTCAAGGTGAGCTTTTCTTGCCTTCTTCCATCCATCGTGCAGGACTCGGATTAGTTCTTCGGCTTTTTCTAACCGCTCACGGAGCCTTGCGACCTCGTTGTCGGGTGTCTGTGGGTTCATGCGCATCCAGCGTGTTTGGTGCAATAAAGCCCGCGGTGCCCCTTGTCGTTGCGGTTGCCGCATTGCCAAATGGCTCCCTTTTGCCGGCCTTCGGATTTGATCGTGCGAATGCAATGCTCCGGATCAAACCGATCCCCATAGAGCTTCATGGCGGATTGCTTTGACTTGGGTTGTTTCAATTTCCCCAGGATCAATCCCTGCTGATTGTCAGGGGATTTGAAGCATCCAAGTGCGCGCGGTTTTGCATAGAATGCCACCGGCAAAAACTGCTCGCTCGCCAGGAATTCAATGCCAGGCGTAAAGGCATCGGGGCAGGATTGAAATTTTGCACAGGCGTCGGCTGTGCAGAATGTCTTGTCTCGGAAGGAATTCATTTTCTGGAACGGAAATAGGCCTTGGTGCGCGGATCGTAGGAACTACGGAAACGCGGATGCGTGGAGTATTCTTTTACGCGCATTCCATCCACAATGGATTCAGGGAATAGGCGCATGAGGAGCGCAGGCCAATTCGTGATGACAGGCTGGCAGGTGGGATGCGGCTCACGCATCGGCACCCAGGGACGGTGGTGGTTCATTTGACTGGTGTGGTTGTTTTTGTTGTTTGGTTCGGCGCTGCGGTTATTGCAACGCTGGCCATAGAATTCACAGGATGTCGGGTGTGGTCAATACAAATTTTCATGGCACGGAAAGATTTTTCATGCGGGTGCAAAAGTGCGTAACGGAAGGCAAAAACGGGGTAAAGCTGGGACTATTGATCCCTCCATCAAAATTCTCGTCTTTTGGATGGATCAATAGTGGTTATGTAAATCCATGATTTGCAAGTGTTTGTCTGTGGCTATGTCTGCGAAGTGATAATTTTTATTACGCACTACCCTCCATATATGGAGTAATAAATTACATCCATATATGGTGTGCTTCGCACATGGCTTTCGCCATGCTGGCACACAATCGCGCCCGTGGCGCTGTGTGCGCATGGCCCGCCAGCGAAACACACACCTCCCCCATGTAACGCCCCCTCAGCTTTTGGAGTTGACTATTGACCAAGAAATACAACATCGTCGCCAACATGGAACCAACGGAACCAACACAACAAGAGAACGACCAAGCGGAGTTCTATCGCAAGGAAGCAGAGACGCGCCGCAACGCGGCGCGGTCAAAGTTCATGTCGGATCGCTGGAAAGATCCGGAATGGAAAAAGCAGACCCAGGCAAAGATGCGAGAGAAGCGTAGCCAGGACCGGATGCGAGCAAAGATGCGAAAGGCGCAATACGGAGCGGCCAAGAAACGGGCGGAGGAAACCGGCGTCATTCCGCATTGGGCACCCAAGACCGTCAGGGTCCTGGAGCCAAACGGCAAGTGGCAGACATACGATTCCGTCCGTAAATGCGCGCAGCATTACGGCATCAAAGAAAATCACCTGCGGGGGATCATTCAGCGCGGCGGCGATTGGCAGGGCATGAAATTCATCAAGGAATAATGAAGGCCACCGACCAACGCATCTACGAGCCGATTCAGATTTTCATCCCAGGCACGCCACGACCTCAACCGCGTCCGCGGTTTGCCAAAGGCCGCGTCGTAGCAACGGCAGACCCACGCGCGCAGCGATGGACCCACGCGGTCGAGTTCTATGCCAAGCAGACGATCAACAATCTCGGCGGTCCAAACCTCATCCGGCATTACCTTGGTGACAAGGGCGAGGCCATCCGCGCCGATATGTATTTCCTGTTCCCGACGCAACCGCGGAACGCGGAGCGTTATGGCTTGCCGCATCTGAAAGTTCCCGACGCAGACAATCTCGCAAAACTCATCCTGGATGCTTTCGTGCGCCGCGGGTTGATCCTGGGAGACGACAGCCGCGTGTCGGAGCTATATGTCCGCAAAAACTGGTGCAAAGTATCCGACGCCGGCTGCATGGTGCAGCTTGCGCTACAGCGGCCCGTTGCACGGGTGGGGGATCCTAAACCTTGATTTGCCTTTTAAGGGCTATTTTAGAAATTTCGTCAGTTTTGTTGCGCCGCCGTACAGGCCCCTGCCCACAGGGGGTGCAGACAGGCGCGCCCGCGTCTGCGCTCCGGCCCGCGCGCGGTCGGTCCGGTCCGGTCCCTCCCATCGGGTCAAGATTTCGGCAATGGGTAGCGTCTCGGCGTCGCAAATGATGTTGCCGAACCGCTGCCAGGGCGCGCGGGTGTGTGGTGTCTTCATGGTGTGCGGTTGTCCTGGGTTAGTATTCCGACGGGAGCAGGAATGTCGTGCAATGGCGGAATCCCTGGTCGTCGTCGCCGTCGGTGATGATCCAGAGCCGGTCGCCGTTGTAAGTGAAGGACGACAGGATCCGCGCGCCGCTGTGCGTGGCCTGGGCGTTGGTTTCCTGGTCTTCGGGATCCATCTCGGACCAGTCGTGCGCCAGGTGCCGGCCCAGGGCTTCGAGCATGACCGGACGCGGGAAGGTTTCCATAGCGCCAGGGGTGGAGACTACGCGGCCCAGGTCAAAGGGCTTCGGGGTGGTGGTGGTGTTTTTGCTCATGGTGTGGTTCTCGGTTGGTGTTGGGTTGGTGTTGGGTTGGGTTGGTGTTGTCATGGGTGAGTCTGCGCCAGGCACTCCAGGCCCAGGCGGGCAAGTGATGCCTGCCGGCGGTCGCTGTGGCCTTTCATGGCTTCCAGCATGCCGAACGCTGTTGTCCTGGTGCGGCTGTTGATTTTCTCCAGGCGCTCGACTTCCTGGCGTAGCGCGCGCAAGGCGGAAAGGGCCTTGCCTTCGGGGCTGCTCCAGGCGCAAAGGTCCTCTACCTGGAAGCGCTGGCAAAGCGCCTCCTCTGCGTCGGTCAATTTCTGTTGTGTTGTCGGGTCCATGTTTTCGGGTGTTGGGGTTGTGGTTCTACTGCGCCGCCGTCCAGGCGGAGAGCTTGTCTTGGGCCATCCTCACGGCCTGGGCTTCGGTGATGTTTTCATCCGGTGCGGGGAAGTAAATCGCGCCCTCCGGCAAGTCGGCGGCTGTGAAATTTAGACACTCGCCGTAGCCGTTCTTAGTCCAGGCGGACGGGTTGGCCGTGCGCTCCCGCAAGCGGAAAAGGAACCGGCGCTGGACGGACTGCGACGCCAGGAAAAAGGCCATGCGGTCAAGCTCAAGGGGATCCTCCGGCCGCTTCAACGTCGCTCGGAACGTGTAGGTCTTCTTACTGGTGCGGGCTGTCTGGCAAATGCGGACTTCGCAACGGATTCCCGCGCGCTCCAGGGCGTCCACTACGGCCAGGGCGGCGGCTCCGCGCCGGAAGTAGGTTTCCGGATTGATCTTGTGCGAGCCTCCCACGTTCACGACGACGGCCGCGATCCGGCCGCGCCTGGGTGTAAATGCCTGCGGAAAGGCTAAAAAGTGATCACTCTCGCCGTCCAGGTAGCGGTCTACCAGGATCTCGTCCCCGTCCTCGGAGATTACGGGAAGCGGGGTCAGGTTTTCCATAGTGTCGGGGACCTGAACGGCCGCGCGGGCCTGCTCCATACGGGCCAGGCCTTCCGGCCAGCCATAACGCGCCATCGTCAGGGCGTGGGCGTATGATGTGGACCCGTGGAACTCCGGCCGCGTTTCGTCCTGGCTGGAATTGCTTAGGCTTTCATCCCTGGGCGGCTGCTCTGCCTCGGCCAGGAACTCGGCCAGGCTGTCAAAGTCGAAAGTATCGGTTGCCATGTCTGCGGGTCCGGTTAGGCACTGATTTTGGCGCGGGTTGCCTCGTCAAGGCCTTTGACCAGGAGAACATCGCGCAAGTGGACGCATCCCACGCCGGCCGCTGCCATGGCGACGCCGTAAAGCGTGGCGCGCGGGCTGATGATGTGGCGGACCTTTGCGGCGGCTACTCCGGCACGATAGCGGCGGACGTGATCAAGCCACGTTTCCGGCTTCATCACTCCGCCCTCGTCAAGGCGGAAATCGGGGGCGGGGGCGTCAATGCCTATCAGCGAAGCCTCTAGGGACTCATCCAAAGGCCAGGAGATAAACGCGCCACGGTCCAGGGTGGCCGCGTCGAGTTGGTTCCGGCCGACGTATTCATTGGAAGCTCCGGTGCCGTAGGTATTCAACGCGAAGACGGGCACGAAGTCGGGGGACTTCTCGCGCATACCGTCCGGCGTGCTGAAGGATCCGTTGGCCAGGAGCATATTGACGGCCGTCAAGGTCGCGGGGTTTCCGGCGTCGAACTCGTCGAACAGGAAGACACCTCCGCGCGTCGCGGCTTTTACAAGGTCGCTCTCATGGTAATTTCCGCCAGCGTCGCGCATACCGAAAAGGTCGCTTTTCGATGTCATCGGGCCGACGCTGATGGCATGGAATGGAAGACCCAGGGCGCGCGCTGTCTGGTGCGCTGCGCTGGTCTTTCCGGTTCCTGCAGGCCCTACCAGGTAGGCGGGGACGCGGGCCGCGATGGTGGCCAGGAGGAGCGGGAACTTGTAATGTTGGCGGTCTATGGTAACGGCGGGGCGGTCTGAAATTTTGATTTCCAGAGTGCGCGGCTCGGCCTTCGGTGCATGCTCCGCAATCAACTCCAGGACGCGGGACTCGTCCAAGGCGGCGGGCTGGGGCGCTGCTCCGGCGATAAGGTCGCGAACGGCATCGGCTAGGCGGGCGGCGGCTTCGGGGTCCGGTGTGCCAGCCTTCACGGCGGGGAATCCTCCGCCAGGGATCAACGCGCGCGGGTTCTGCTGCGGCTCCGGCTGGGTGACTGGAAGCGCGGGTTGTGTCGCGGCGGGTTCTTGTTCGGATTGGCTGCGGACATAAGAGGCCGCGCGAAAGTGGGCTTCGGGGTCGCTCGGCCAACTGCTTGCAATGTCTGCAACGCTGGCAAGCTGTTTGATGGTGAGCATGCCGGCGACGGCGTAGGGGATGCCGACGGCGGTGAGATACTTGCGGACGGCGTTTCGGTTTTCGCTGGTGATCGGGTAGGTGATAGCGTCGGCGGCTGCGTTCGCTGCGATGGTGTCAATGCTGTGGTTCATTTTGGTGGTCCTGGTTGGGTGTTGGTTTAGCGGTGGGAGTAAGCGGCGGCGGCTGCTGTGTCGTGGTGGCTGATGGCTCCGGCATAAAGTCGGACCGCTGCCAGGAGGGCGGCGGCAAGGGCGATTTTGGCGAGGGTGGCGGCTGTGTTTTTCATGGTGTTGGGTGTTGGGTGTTGGGTGGTTAAAAATCAAGGGCGCGGTCAACGGCAGCGGCCAGGGTTGGCCAGACTCCCAGGGAGTGCCTGCCGCGGCTGACGTAATAACAACCGGTTTTTGTGCGGCGGATTTTGCGCTTGTTTCCGGCGTAGTAGTAACCGGCGGCCGTGATTGTCTGCTCAATCCTGTGGAGGTGGGCGGCGGTTTCGGCTTCGCGGACCTGGGCAATCGTGGGGCCGTTGGTGACGGGTTCCAGGACCAGGTTTCCGTCGTGGTTGTCCCAGGTGGCACGGAAGACAGGCAGCGCGTCGGCCGCAATGTTGACGGCTTCTCCGCGCGATTCTGCGTTGAAAGCTTGGCCGTCAAAGAATAGGCCGGTGAGCTTGTTGTGTGCGGTGTAATAGGCTGCGGCGCTTGTGTTCATCGGGTTCTGCGGGTTGTTGGTGGTGTTGGTTGTGTTGGTCATCACGGGCCAACAATACCCGACAAGATGGGGGAGGGCAAGGGGTTTTTTGTTTTTTTTTCGGGCCGTCTGCGGCATGGTCTGCGGCTATGGATGACCAGGACCGGCAAGGCGATTTTGCACCAGGTGAAGGCGTGCCGGCGTTGGCCGGTCTGACGCCTCAACAGTCCATTTTCGCGTACGCTGTCGGGAGGGACGGCTTATCCTGTAAAGCTGCGGCGGAGCGCGCCGGTTATTCTCATTGCGCCTCGTATGGTCCGCTGCTCATGCGGACTCCTCACGTTAGGCAAGCGGTCCACGCCATCCGCGCGGCCGCTATAGAGGGCGATCTTTCCAGCCTTGCGCTCTCCACTATGCGTAAGCTTATGGCGGACGATCTCACTCCGGCTCCGGTTCGGTTCCAGGCTGCCAAGTGGACGCTCGAAACGGCGGGCCATAAGGCGGCGGAATCCCTGGGCGCGCCTGCGCCGGAAAAGAGCCTTTCCGATATGTCCCTGGATGAGTTGGAAGCGTTCATCGCTCGCGGCGAGTCTGCGCTTGATCGGCTGAAAGTCGTGGGCGCTCCGGTCGTCGAGGTGCAGGCGCTGCCGGTCGGAGGTTCCGCCCAGGTATCCGCCCAGGTGCCGACGCTGGCCTAGCGTCTGCGGGCCTGTGCGCGCCTTGTTCGGGCGTTACCAGTGGCGGGCCTGTGTCTGCGCCTGGGCTGGCGGGCGGGCGCGAGGCCGGTGGCCCCCCCCGTGGCCCCCGACGCCGCAAAAAAATTATTGGCGGGCCCGCCCCGACAAAATTTCTGAAAATTGAAATACCTACCCCTACAACCTGTATTTTGCTGTTGACCATCAATAACCAACACACCTAGCCTCCCCGCATGTCGCAAGCCCCTTCAATCTACACGCGCCAGCGCGATTTCACCGATGGCGCGACAAACAATCCAGAGCAGCAGGTTGCCGACATTGCGACTGGACTGGATGCTGAGTTTGTAGCTGTTGCTGGCTCGCTCAACACGACGATCAACCGGCTTTCTGAGTTGCAGAATGACTCCGGCGCGCTGCGCGACGCCATCGTCTCCGCGCAGAATCTCGACACGTCGCTGCGCGCGTTAATCGCGCTGCAAGGAACGACGATCAGGGGCGCATGGGCAGCGGGTACGTCGTATGAGATTGGCGATGTTGTGAGCAACGGCGGCGGCACATATCTTTGCGTGACAGCGCATCAGGCAAGCTCAGTTTTTGAAACTGACTCCACGGCCGGCAAATGGCTGACCCTGGAAGCGCCGTACAACAACAGCGTCACGACAACGCGATATACGGCCAACGGAACGCAGGTATCTTACTCGCTTGGCGTCAACGGTATCGTGAATGTCACGTCTGTTTTCATCGACGGCGTTTATCAGAACAAAAACACCTATGACATCAGCGGTTCGACGCTGACTTTTGGCGTGGCACCTCCCAGCGGTTCGATCATTGAAATGATCGTGGGGGCCATTACTCCGGTTACGGTGTCGATTCCTGATTTGTTTATTTCAACCAACATGCTTCAAAACGGTTCGGTAACGCCTGGAAAACTTTCTACAGGAGGACCGACCTGGGATGGAGCAGGAACACTTAGTCAAAGCGGGGGACAGAACCCAGCTTTTACTATTCAGCCCAATGCGATTAACGGGCAGAGTTCTATAAATGTTGTTGGAACAGGGTCCGCATCTGGAATTACTAAGTTGCAAATGTATTGTAATCAGTCCGGTGGTGGATTTTACAGCAACGATTCCATTCCAATTTATTTCACAAACGCTGCAACGCAGAGAATGGTCATTGACGCCTCTGGCAACGTAGGAATTGGAACTGGTTCACCAGCTGCAAAACTTGATGTTCTTGGAAACATAAATGTAGGGCCTACCAATAGTCAATTTGGAATTGGGGCAGTAAATGTTGGATATTACGGAGATAGCACAAATTTAGCGCTACGAATCCCTGCAAATGGTTCGCTTTTTATTCAGTCTCCATCAGGGGCAACTAGCTTTCTAACTGTTAATTCAACTACCGGCGCTGTTGCCACAACCGGACAGTTTGTAAGCTCCTCGCCCCTGGCATTCCGCAACCGCCTGATCAACGCCAGTTTCGCCATCAACCAGCGCGCCTACGCCAGCGGCACGGCAACGAGCGGAGCCAATCAGTATACGGTTGACCGCTGGCAGGTCGTGACAAGCGGCCAGAGCATCACGTTCACGACCAGCGGCATTGACACGGTTATCACCGCTCCCGCTGGCGGTTTTCAGCAGATCATTGAAGGCAACATGATTGAAGGCGGAACGTATGTTCTGTCCTGGACCGGAACGGCGACGGCTACGGTCAACGGCACGGCCGTTTCCAACGGCGGTAGTGTCACGCTGACGGCCAATACCAACGCAACGGTGAAATTCTCCAGCGGGACGGTGCAATTCCCGCAGCTGGAAATGGGCAGTATTGCCACACCGTTTGAGCGCAGGCCGTATGGTTTGGAATTGACGCTGTGCCAGCGGTATTACTGGCAGAGCGCGTCGATTGCCAGCGGAACTGTGTTGTTCGATGCATATGGCGCTGCGGCTGGTGCCAGGTTGCTTCCCAATAGCGCAAGCGTCGCCAGGCTGCCGGTGGATATGCGATCCACAATTACTGTTGCATTGCCCGCCGGAGCGTATGCAAACGTAACAAGCGGAGCATTCTCCGTAGTCAATGGATCCGGCTTGATTGCTGCCAGCGGAACTGCAACGGCCGTTGGTCGCATGACTTACACGACTTCGGCTACAGGATTTATCACGGCATCGTCTGAACTGTAATGTACGAGATCATCAAAAACGCTGACGGGGTTGATATTTGCGTCTGCAAATCCGACAATGTTCAAAACATTTACATCCCGATTGATCCGGAAAATGTGGATTATCAGGCGTATCTTGCTTGGCTTGCAGCCAACAACCAGGGTACGGTAACGGAATAAGCAAATCTCATCATGGCACTCACTAAAGTTTCCAAAGGCCTATCGTCCATTACGCCGATCCTGACGACAGACATTGCCGATCTGGCAATTACGACCGGCCTGATTGCCGAAAAGGCGATTGCTACCGGCAAGATTGCCGATAAAGCGGTGACGGGAGATCAGCTGTCTGATACGCTGAATCTTTCCAGCAAAACCGTTACCCTTCCGCCGGCTTGCGTGACGACAACCGCCCTGGCGATCAATTTGGATCTGACGCAAAAAAGCGTATCGCTTGCAGCGAATGCGATTCCTGCGCTGGCGATCACGTCGGACAAAATGGCAAACGCGTCGGTTATTACCACAGCGCTTGCCGACAATTCCGTGACGTATGCAAAGCTGGGAGCGACTGAGCAGAAGCAGGTTGCAAAAGCCTGGGTGTCGTTCCTTGGTGGAACTGCTGCAAACTTATCCGCAACATATTCCCAAAGCGGAACGACGGTCACGGTTACGACTAGCAGCAATCACGGAATGGTTGCCGGAAATTTCGTCAATACCACAAAAGGAACAGGCACAGCGGTAGATGGCAATTACCAGGTCCTTGCAACAGGTCTGACGAATACGTCATTTCAGTATACCGCCGGAACGTCTTTGACGACCAACGGAACAATGACGCTAAACCGTTCGACAATTAAATCTGGATTCAACATCAATAGCGTTACCAAAGTAGGAAACGGATTGTATAACGTCAATCTGACGACACCGATGGGAGACGCAAATTATTGCGTTATTGCATCCGTCGGCAGCAATACCAATTCCAGTACGACCAACGTTCAGGCAAGTCTTTTTACAACAGGAACAGCTGGCCAGACGGTAAATTGTTTTTCGATTTTGTGTGAAAACGCATCCGGAGCAGACGTTGATACGATTATCAATATCGTAGTGTTTGGAAACTGATTGAATTTTTATGAGCGAAGGTTCTGACATCAAAGAGCTTCTTGGAGAAATCAAAGGTAAAATGGATATGTGTCTTGCCAATCAGAACCGCATGTTTGACCGCGTGGACAGCCTGGAAGAGCGTCTGCGGCACCTGGAAGGCCACCGCAGCTATTTGCTGGGCGTTGTTGGTGCCATGTCGCTTGCCTGGGTCCTGGTAGTCGAATGGCTCAAGGCCAAAGTTTCTGTCTGAAATACTTGTTGACCGAATCAACTGATTTTTCTACAACAACACCCGTAGCAACCAACACTAACCAACACCTGCATGAACCGATGAACTCCATTTTTGATTACCTTTTTGCAAGAGCCGGCGAATCTTCCACCTGGCGCGGGCTTATTTTTCTTGCCACGGCCGTCGGCCTTCATATCGACCCTTCTCAGTCGGAGGCCATCGTTGCTACTGGCCTTTCGTTGGCCGGCCTTATCAACGTTTTCCGCAAGGAAACCAAGTAAAGTCCCGTACTCTTTTTAGAGCGGGCAAATACCGCCATGAGGGTTTTCGCTTCCTCCGCCCTCATGGCGGCCCTTTTTTTGTCTGGATGCGCTTTTGCTCCAAAACAAGAATCCGCACAAGTCGCCATGCGCAGTATTGCGGCGGCAAAAGTGAAATTAGCGTCCGTAAAATCATCTGCACCCGCGAAATTGGAGCCGATCATTGTCGAGACGGAAAAGTCGTTGGACTCCGCTGCCTGCGCTGTCAAGGAACTTGCGAAAACCGAAGAAAACAGCCGTCTTCAGGCGCAAAAACTCAAAGAATCGACGGAATTTTGGCAAAAAAAGCATTTGGAGGCTGTTGGAAAGCTGAATTTCTGGCGATTCCTGTTTTTTGGCATATTGGCAATCAATTTTTCCGTTGCCCTGGCCGCTTATTCCGTTCGTCGTTTTAATCCCCTGAGAATGATTTGAAATGAACTCTAAAATTGCCGCTATTGCCTCATCCCAAGTCGGCCAGCGGGAAGCCACCAATCACAACGACGGCGCTGCCGTCAGAAAATACCAGGCAGCTACCAATCTTGAACCGGATTCCTGGCCCTGGTGCGCGGCTTTTGTCTGCTGGTGTGTCCGTGAGTGGCTGAAAGACCCATCTGCGGTGTCCTGGCTGTCGCTGAAGAAACTCACACCGGAAGAATGGCGTCCCAAGAACGCAAATGCCTGGGGGTTTTCTGACTGGTCGCACAGCCGGCCGGCAACCACGAAAATCATCGACCGCGCCGAACAGGCGAAGCCTGGTGACATCGTGATGTTCACGTTCAGCCATGTCGGGATTGTCGTATCAGACAACGGCAAGTCGATTCAGACCGTGGAAGGAAATACAAATGGCGTAGGCGAACGTGATGGCGACGGGGTTTATTTCAAAACGCGTAGCCGCTCCCTGGTAAAAGCCTACGTCCGTATCCACCCATCTACTGCATGACAAAAGACGGAAAAACGGACCACCAGCGCAAGGCTGACGCCTTGTTTGAGTACGAAAAGACAATCATGGCCGCCAAGCGCAAGTTGCGCTTGAAGAAGGCTGGCGAAGACCTGATTGATTTTACCTGTCTGATGATGCCGGATCCCAACGATCCAGATGATTCTAATAAGAGCCGCTATCAACCGGCCAAGCACCATAAGGTCATCGCAAAAGCACTAGAGGAGGTGGATAAGGGTAACATACTACGCTTAATCATCACGATGCCACCGCGAGCCGGTAAATCCGAGCTATCCAGCAAGAAATTTATCCCCTGGCTGATTGGTCGCGATCCCTACAAGCATGTGATTTTTGCGTCGTACAACGAGACATTTGCCCAGGATACAGGTCGCGCTGTGCGCGACTTGATGAAGCTGAATCTGTACCGCCAGGTATTCCCTGGTTGCAATCTGAGGGCCGGCTCCGCTGCGGCAGACAGGGTTCAGACACAAGAGGGCGGCATTGCGGCATTTGTCGGAGCAGGTGGATCCATTACGGGCCGCGGTGCAGATGTTTTGATCATCGACGATCCCATCAAAGACCGCGAGCAAGCGGATAGCATGACGGAGCGCAACAAGCTGTGGAGTTGGTTCACCGAAGTCGCAATGACGCGTCTGATGACTGCCGGCTCCCGCGTCGTGATCATTATGACGCGCTGGCATGAAGACGATTTGATCGGCCGGCTCACCGATCCCAGCAATCCCTGTTACAACAAAGACGAAGCAAAAAGCTGGAAGATTCTGGCGCTTCCGGCAATAGCGGAAGATGACGACCCAATGGGCCGCAAGCCAGGCGAATCCCTATGGCCAGAACGCTTCCCGATTGAATTCCTGAAGAATGCCCGCCGGCTCAATCCAAGGGGATTCAGCGCGCTGTATCAGGGCCGACCAACACCGGATGACGGCGAATTCTTCAAAAAGGATTACTTAAACACCTACGGTCCGGAAGAGTTGCCAAAAAACTTGCGGTATTATTGCGCGAGCGATCACGCGGTATCCACAAAACAAGACCGAGATCCAACCGTCCTCCTTCCGGTCGGCGTCTGCGAAGACGGCATCATTTGGGTTTTGCCTGATGTCTGGTGGAGGCGCGAGCAGACAGACAAAGTAGTGGAAGCAATGCTGGCCATGATGAAGCGGCGCAAGCCGCTTTTTTGGTGGGCTGAAAACGGCCATATTAGCAAATCCATAGGGCCATTCTTGCGCAAGCGAATGCTGGAAGAAAGTATTTACGCATCCGTTTTGGAAATGACGCCCGTAAAAGATAAAATGACGCGTGCGCAATCCATTCAGGCAATGGCATCCCTGGGACGGGTCAAATTTCCGCGTTTTGCTTCTTGGTGGCCGAATGCCGAGCAGGAATTACTGAAATTCCCAGCCATCCGGCATGATGACTTTGTGGATGCCTTAGCGTGGATTGGAATTGGCTTAAATCTCCAGGTCAATGCACCTGCACCGGCCAAAGTATCCAATCTTATCAAAGCCGGAACGCTGGCATGGGTGAAACACCAGACAAAACATGACGAAAAAATGAAAAGACTTGCGTATCGGGATGGATTTTGATCTTTTGAGGACCTGTAATTTATGATGCCTGGATTTATTCCCCAACAGCAAAACGCAGTAGCGCCTGGCGAAGAAGCTGGCATCCCGATTGACAGCAAAATGCCGGTTGTCATGGGCATGAATCAATCGGAGGAATCAAAAGAGGAAATGGAGCCTACGCAGGCCAGGCTTTCCTTGGTCAAGCGCTGGCAGGGCCGCGTCCAGACCGGCAAGAAGCGGCATGAAAAGGCTTTCAAGAGAATCCGCAAGGATCTTAACTTCCTGGCCGGCAAGCAATGGGGCGACGATGATGATGATGACCGCTACATGGCCAACATCGTGCAGCGTCACATCGCACAGCGCGTAGCTGCGCTTTACGCCAAGAATCCCACTATTATTGCCAAGCGCCGCGAAACAATGGATTTTGCCAAGTGGGAAGGCACATTGCAGGAAGCCGCTGGTGCGGCGCAACAGATTCAGCAAGGAATGCAGATGGGCATGCAGGTCATGCCGCAGGCTATGGAACTTGCGCAGGACATTGCCCAGGGCTTCCAGAAGCGCAAGCTGATGGACCGCATCGCAAAGACGATGGAGCTTGTCGCCAAGTATACCCTGGACGAGCAGCTGCCGCCTTTCAAAATGCAGATGAAGCGCCTGGTACGCCGGACGTGCGCTACCAGCGTCGGTTTTCTCAAGATCGGCTTGCAGCGGTTTATGAAGAAGCGTCCGGAGGATCTGGAAAAGATCACGGACATCACGCAGCGGCTTGTCGATATTCAACGCTTGTCGGATCAGCTTTCCGAAGGCGACGAGTATAATCTTTCGCTTTTGTCTGCCGAAGCCGAGCAGCTGCGCCTGGAAATGGTCTCGCTCCAGGAAAATCCCGATATTGTCGCCAAAGAAGGCGTCGTTGTGGATTTTCCGCGGTCCACGTCGATCATCATTGATCCTCGCTGCACCGACATCCGCAGTTTCCTGGGTGCCAAGTGGGTTGCCCACGAATTCATCATGTCTACTGATGACGTGCGCGACATTTATGACGTTGACCTGAAGAAGGGCAACTTCACCGTTTACAACGACCCTGACCAGGAAAAGATCAAGATCCAGACGGGCGACAAGGACATTGATAGCTATCGTCCGTGCGATCAGGTTTGCGTGTGGGAAATCTACAGCAAGACAGACGGATTAGTTTATGTCTGCGCCGAGGGATACAAAGACTTCCTCTGCGAGCCGAAGCAACCGGATGTCAAGATTGAACGCTTCTGGCCGTTCTTTGTTCTTTGCTTCAACGAGCTTGAAAGCGAGACGGAATTGTATCCTCCCAGCGACGTAGCGCTGCTGCGTCCCATGCAGAAGGAATACAACCGTCTGCGCGAGGGTCTGCGTGAGCATCGTTTCAGCAACCGGCCGCTTACGGCCGTTCCTGATGGTGTCCTGGATCCTGAAGACAAGATGAAGCTGGAGGCCAGGCCGGCCAATGGCGTTGTCACGCTCAAGGGCCTTCAGCCTGGTCAGCGCATTGGCGACATCCTTCAGCCGGTGGAAGGCCCCGTCATCAATACGCAGCTGTACGACACAAGCGCGATTTTTGAAGATGTTTTGCGCGTCGTCGGCGCACAGGAAGCCAACCTGGGCGGTACGAGTAATTCCACGGCCACGGAATCGTCGATTGCCGAGTCCAGCCGCATGTCTGCACTTTCATCCAACGTCGATGACCTGGATGACTTTATGAACGAGTTTGCCCGTGCGCTTGGCCAGGTCCTACTGACTGAGATCAGCGGTGATACCGTCAAGATGATTGCTGGACCTGGAGCCGTTTGGCCGGAACTCACGTCCCAGGACATCGCCAACGAACTCATTCTGGAAGTCCAGGGCGGAAGCAGCGGCCGGCCCAACAAAGCTGCCGAACTGGCCAACATGGAGAAGATCGTTCCGCTTCTCATGCAGATTCCTGGCGTTTCGCCGGATTTCCTGGCCAAGGAACTCATCAAGCGCATGGACGACAAGATTGACCTGACAGACGCGCTGCAAGGCGGTTTGCAGTCCATTGTTGCCATGAATGCTCAAAAGCAGATGGGCAGCGGAGACCCCGCGACAGATCCCAACATGCAGGGCGGACAGGGCGCAAACAACGGCCCCGCCGCGCCTGAGCCTCCTCAAGACAATCAGCTTCCCGCACCACAAGAACACGTCACCCACTACGACGCTTCTGGAAACAGAGTCTAAATGAAAAAAGCAAAACTCCCCAACGGAGAGGTCTTGCAGTTTCCGGCTGATACGCCGGATTCTGTGATTGACGATACCGTCAAACGCCACATGGCTGAAAAGCTGGCATCCAACGCCGGCATCGGCAAAGTGATGAACAATGAATTCGTGAAATTCATGGGCGGGGCGTTTGAGAGTATCATTGACGTGGCTGTCCGCCGGTACATGAAGAATTCAAAAGGCGACCAGGGCGACCAGGGTGATCAAGGATTGCAGGGCGACAAGGGCGACAAGGGAGATAAAGGCGACCGCGGAGAACAGGGGCCTGAAGGCAAGCGCGGTCCTCGCGGCGACAAAGGCGAGCAAGGCGAACGCGGCTTGATCGGCCTGAAAGGCGACAAAGGCGACCGCGGCGAGCGTGGCGAAAAAGGCGACCAGGGAGAGAAGGGCGAGAAAGGCGACAAGGGAGACCGAGGCGAGCAAGGCTTGCCTGGAGAAGGCAAGATGGGGCCTCCTGGTGGCCGTGGCCGGCCTGGAGCTTTCTGGCGTGGAGATTGGACTGCCGGCGTAACCTACAGCGATTACGATGCGGTCTATTACAATGGATCCAGCTATGTCTGCAAAGCCGGCAACGTCACAACGCCTCCCCCTGGACCGAATTGGCTGCTGATTGCCGCAAAAGGCCAAGACGGCGCTGCACCTGGGTCACTTACGCTTGCAGACATCGGCCAGTCCGGAGCGACTACCGGACAGGTTCCAAAGTGGAACGGAACGGCATGGGTTGCTGATACGGTGTCTGGCGGAGGTGGGGCCGGTGTAAAAATGGTCACGGTTGCATCTAATGCGCAACGACTTGCGTTAACTTCCTCACAGGTAAATGTCGGAGACATCGTTCATATCTATGTTCCTTGGGTTAGCCCAGTTTATGTAGTAACTTTTGACGTTGTGCCAGATGATGGATATACTTTAAGCATTTACAGCGGCGGCACTACCGCAGATTTTAATTTTTACAACGACATTGGAGTTACTATAGACGACTCTGCAACATCAGTTGCCACAAAAGTAGTTTCTTATATACAAAACGGTTTTTACAATAGTTATCTTACAGTTTCTCAATCAGATGCTAGTGTAACTTTTACTTTTAAGTATGAGGATACCGATTATGCCACTATCTTTTCTACGGTCGGAAGTACCTCACAGACTGGTTATGAAATCCGTTCTTCCACCGCTCAAGATGCGGAATACTATGAGGTAATTGACATTGCAAAACTAGGAACTGACTCTGGATTTACTAGGCAAAGATCAATTAACCAATCTTTGAACACAACAGACACAGTTACTTTTGCAACCGCAATTACTTCTGGTGTATCAAATAATAACAACCCTTCTACTGTCACAATGGATCCTTTATATGGGTTTGATTTTAGAACTGATAATGGTTCTGGTCTTTCTCAAAGAGGAGCAATGTCATGGGATGATGCGGAAGGATCTCTGAACCTTTACAACCGTGGATCTCTTGCCGCTATCCGAGTTGCAAATGATGGCACAACCAGGCTTGGATATTATTACGGACCCAATGTTCAAATTGATTCAAGCGCAAACATAAACACTGTTGGGCATATTACGCTTAACGGAAAAATATTATCTTCAGACGGAACCGACCTTTATTGGAACGGTGTAAAAATCAACTAACCAAAACCAAAACCATGCCAACACCCATCACACTCAATCCCGCCCCATTTCAATTACGCGGAGATTTAACCCCAGAACAAGTTTCGGATCTTGTATCGCTTATTGCCGGAGCAAACTTAATTGCCCTCCCAGCACAAGCCAAGTGGGTCAATGCTACAGGATTAAACATTTCCGTGCTTCCAACCGGCAATGGAGTGATTACGGTAAGTTTCCGTCAGTAAATTTTGCAGGACAAAAAAGTCCTTGCAAAAACCAAACCAAACCAACATAAATCAACACCATGACGATAAATAACGATGCGTCTGCTTCGTCGGCAGACATCACAGCGCAGACAGCCTCAACCGACGCCCAGGCGTCGGCACCCCAGGACGTGTCTACGACCCAGGACGCAAAACAATTTTCCGCAGATACGTCCGCTGCGGGCGATAAGAGCGCAACAAAAGCTGAAGAGCCAAAATCTTTGCTTGATGTCGTAAAAGATGTCGTCAAAGAGGAAGCCAAAGCAGATGACGGGAATTCGCTCGACCCGAACAATGCAGACAATACTAGCAAAGCAACTGAAACCATTGCTTCGGACAAGCTGACCGCTCAGGACGACGGAAAGCATGCCGATGCCGAGGTGGATGATGCCCAACTACCATTCCATAAACATCCACGGTTTCAACAGGTCATAAAAGAGCGATCTGCCTACAAGCAGGAGCTTGATACTGTTAAGCCCGATGCCGAGGAATGGCGTGCTGTTAGAACGTTCATGGACACAAATGCCTTGTCACCTCAAGAGGTGGCCGAGGGATTTCAAATCATGGCGGCGATGAAGAGTGATCCGATTCGTGCGCGTGAAATGCTGTCCGCGTACTGGAATCAGCTGGAAACATTCGCCGGCAACGTTCTTCCGAACGACCTGAAACAAAAGGTCGATGAGGGGGAGGTTGACGAGGCGGTTGCGGCCGAATTGGCTCGCAAGCGCAACGAGGCGGATTTTCTTCGCAGACAACAGGACGCATACGCTCAACACCAGGCCCAACAGGTCATGGCGCAACAGCAGGCCACAACTCAAAGCGTGCTACGCAACGTGGTTACGGATTGGGAGAATGGCATAAAAACCCGCGATGCAGATTACTCTGTAAAAGCCCCGTTCTTGATGGACAAAGTGAAAGCCGCGATGGCTATCCGTCCGCCGCAGACGCCCGATGAGGCGGTTGCGCTGGTGGAGAATGCCTACCGCGAGGTCAACGAGACGCTTCGGCGGTTCGTTCCTCAGCGCGGCCAAGCAACGACCCTGAAGAGCGAAATATCGTCCGCAACAGTCAAGCCGGAGCCAAAAAGTTTGCGAGATGCAATTAAATTGGCTGCGGTCGGACACCTGTAAAACAACCCCTAAACACAAAACACAAGCAATATGGCGTTTACAACCGCTGAACTCAACAATATTGCCAACGCGGCCCTGGATTATCACATCAAGGGACCTGCGCTGGCGCAGTCCATTCAGGACAAGCCTTTGCTCAAGGCGATGGAAGGTAGCAAGAAGACCTTCCCTGGCGGCAAGGGCAACATCACGATCCCCGTCAAGGGCGATTACACCACGGCCCTCTCCGGCTACACCCACAACGATTCCGTCAGCTACGCGAATCCGGCGAACCTGAAGCGCGTTTCCTTCCCCTGGAAGGAACTCCACGCAGGTATCACCGTGACCCTCACGGAGCTTAAGAACGACGGCATCAGCGTCGTGGATAGCGCGCAGAGCAAGAATGTTTCCGAGCATTCTGAGCGTGACCTTACGGTCCTTTCCGGCCTGCTTGAAGACAAGCTGGACGATATGACCGAGGGTTGGTCGCGCTCGTTCAACACGATGCTCTGGAAGGACGGTTCCCAGGATTCCAAGCAGGTCCCTGGCCTGCTTTCGATCCTCACCGACACCCCTAACACCGGAACGACCGGCGGCATTGATCGTGCCACGACGACCTGGTGGAGGCATCGCGTTGCACTTGGATTGACCTACTCTACGTCTGGTCAAGACCTGTCCAAGAGGCTCCGCAAGGAAGTCCGCCAGCTGCGTCGTTACGCCAAGAACCCCAACTACCTGCTTCTCGCTGGAAGCGCGTTCCTTGAGGCTCTTGAGGCTGAAGTTGCCGAGAAGGGTTACTACTCTTTCACCGGCTTTGCCAACAACGGCAAGAACGACATCGGAATGGCTGACATTTCCATGCGCGGAATCGGATCGTTCGTTTACGACCCGACCCTTGACGATCAGGGCCGTTCCAAGTATTGCTACTTCATCGACACGAACTCCATCGGGCTTCGCGTCATGGAGGGTGAGGACAAGAAGACCCACAATCCGGCTCGTCCGTACGATCAGTATACCCTGTATCGTGCTATGACCTGGACGGGCAACCTTACCGTTCAGCAGCTGAACAGCAGCGGCGTTTACAGCATCGCCTAATCCCTCTGGGAGCAAATTTGAGGTTGCGGCCGAAAGGCCGCAGCCTCAGACTGCCCCATTCACAACCACAACCACCAAACATAAACCAACATGCAAATTGCAAACTGCGAAGTCAGGCTGATGGGCGACCTCACCAACAGCATTCCCAAAATTGGAGTCACTCCGGCTGAAGCGGCCATCCTGAAAGCCATTCATGGCGAAGATGCCGTCATTCGCGTCGAAATCACCGGCAATGATCGCCGGTCCCACCAGGAAGAATACAACCGCTTGGCTGATATTTACGGCAATGCCGGAAACACAGAAGGCGAAAAGATTTTTTACAAAATTTTCCCAAAGACATTCGATCCACGTCTGCCGTCTGATTTCAGACAGGTCGGTATTGAAGTCACGGACGGCGGTCCCGCGCCCGTTCCCACCCCTCCCGATGCCCCTGATGCCGCCGACAAGGACGCTGAATTCTTTGACGCTGAACAGGAAATCGGTTCAAAGAAAAAAAAGTAATCTGGAAAGAATAAATGCGCCGGAACATTCCCCTTGCAACGCTGATCGAAGAATTGCGTGCCGAAATCGGCGCGTCAACATCCGTGGCGCAAGGCATTGGGTCTGTTCCGGCACTCCAGCAGACGCTGAAGCGCAACCAGGAGCGGCTTTACCAGGAATGGAACTGGCCGCACATGGTCATTGAACGGGATAAAGCCCTGGTCAATGGAGAGCGGTATTACACGTTTGATGACGACATAAATTACGACCGGATAATCAGCGTCCTGGTAAAATACGGCGCTGTCTGGCGTGAAGTCAGAAACGGATTCGATTCCAAGATTTACAATTTCCAGAACAGCGAAATCGGAACCAAAAACGATCCGGTTCAGCTATACCGTCACTACGAAGACAATCAGTTTGAAGTCTGGCCGATTCCGGCCAGCAACGACCAGGTTTTGCGGTTCCGGTGCATTCGCAATCTCAGGCCGCTGATTGCCAACGACGATCAATGTGATCTTGATGCCACGACGATTGTTCTTTTCAGCGCCGCTGAAATCCTGCAACGCCTGAAAGCCGAAGACGCTCAAATGAAGCTGCAGCTTGCGCAGCAGCATCTAAAGAGCATCAAGGGCAACGCAGACAAGCAACCGACTTTCATCATGGGAGGAAGCCTACGCGTCAAGAATGACGAGGGTTGGCCTGGTGGAGATTGGGAACTGCGCGCGCGCCGAATCTAATGGGCTACCTTGTCGTTGAAAACTTTGGCGCTGGACTAGACAGTCGAAAGTCGTTTTTGACAACGCCTGCCGGCGCTCTTTTGACTTGCAAAAACGCGCATATCACGCGCGGTAAGGAAATTGAAAAGCGCAAGAAGTTTGCAACGTTTGCCAATCTGCCAGCCGGAACGTTTGGCATGCACGCGGCTTCCGGAAACATTTATGTTTTTGGATCCGCCGATCTGATTCAGTCGATGCCCGATGGCGTCAATTATCAACGGTTGACGCATCCGCAAGATTCACCGATGACGGAACTGATTTTTAGCGAGTCATTCAACGGGAAAATCTACGCGATTGCCAAGTTTGCCAGCGGTGATATTTATCACTATTTCAATCAGCAGCGCGTCACAGCATGGGATACGATAGCCTCGTCTGTGGCCGGCATCCAGGGAATTACCACGTTCCTGTCTGACCAGATCGACGCAGAACCGTCGTTTGGATCCATTGCGTCCAACAACACGATCATCATTACTGGCCCCGATGGCGTAGCATTTACCGTCACCGGATCCAACCGGATGAGCATCACGCAGTCGCAGATTTCCGATGTTGGCGTGCCTCAAAAAACCCTTGTCACGATCACGGGTACATTTCAGTCAGAAGAACAGTATTACCTCACGCTGGCGATTGGAACATCATACAAGAAGACCTTTTCCATCACGGGGTCTTCCTCCGGAGCCGGCAAGAGCGTCAAAACGTTCGGCAAGAAAATCTACAGCACAACGCAATCCCTGATTTATTTTTCTTCCCTGGATGATCCTACTGATTGGGAGGGAACCGGATCCGGATTCATCAACGTCCTGAACCAGGACGGCGGAGCCGAAAGCCTGACGGCAATGGCGGTCTACCAGGGGAAGCTCGCGCTTTTTTCGCGTCGCGCCGTGCAGATTTATCAGATGGATCCAGATCCAACCAAAAACATCAACACGCAGACATTGAGCAGCATTGGGACGTTTGCGCCCAAGAGCGTCGTTGCGTTTGGCGATGTCGATGTGTTTTTCCTGTCTGATAGCGGTGTGCGGTCGCTACGCGCGCGCGATGCTTCTAATGCGGCTACCGTGGCGGACATTGGAACGGCGATTGATACTCTGATCCAAAAGGAAATTGCCTCTGTCCAGGAGACTGTCAAAAATTCTTCTGTAGGAATCATCGAACCAACGGACGGACGGTTTTGGCTTGCGATTGGATCCAAGATTTTTGTTTTCAGCTACTTCACCGGATCCAACGTAGCCGCCTGGTCCACCTACGAAACGGGATTTTCCGTAGAGGCCATGAATTACGTCAACGGCCGCATTTACGTCCGCGGACAGAATGCCATCTACATTTACGGCGGCGTTTCCGGCAACGAGTACGATGACTGCGAGGTTGAAATCACGCTTCCGTATCTGGACGGCGGCAAGCCGGCCCATATCAAGACGATTCAGGCAATCGACATGGGCTGTGAAGGCTCCTGGGATGTGTTTATTGGAATGGACGTGGCGCAGCCGAATGCGCGTGACTACTCTGGAACCATTGAAAACTCGACCTACACGATTGGCCGGCTATTACACTTTGGGATTGGCACGCATATTGGCGCTCGCCTGGTCCACAAGTCCGCCGGTTACGCCAGGTTGAGCAATTTTGCCATCCATTACACGATTGCAAATGCCGAATGACCGAACTGCGTCCATTGGCATACGAGGATGTCCTGTACGTTGCGCAGAACATGCGCCAGGCCGACAAGGACGAGATTTACGCTACGCGGTGGAATGACAGCGCAGAGCAGCTGGCGGCCGATGCCATGCTGGTCCCGCAAATGTGTTGGACGGCCTGCAAGGATGGCCGGCCGGTTGCCGCGTTTGGGGCTATTCCTATTCATCCTGGCGTCTGGACTGTCTGGATGTTTGCCACAGACGAATGGCCGTCTGTCGCGCTCTTGGTGACGCGCCATATCATCAAGAAAATGATGCCGTCCATCAAAACCGGAAGCAAAACGTTCAAGCGAGGTGAATGCAAGTCGCATTCCCTACACCATGTAGCTCACAGATGGCTTGAATATCTTGGCGCAAGCAAAGAATCTATTGCATACAAATACGGCAAGAACGGAGAAAATTTCTTCGTCTTTGCGTGGCTTTAACTCAAAAACTCCACCTTCAATGTGCTTTTCTAGCGGATCCGGATCTCAAAATACTTCAGCAAGCGATGCCGCTAATGCTGCCGCTATTGCCAGACAAAACGAGTTATTCAGCCAACAGCTTGCCGATCAACAGAGGCAAGCCGCAGAAGCACGCCGGATAGCAGGAGAAAAGACCGCAAGGCTCAAGGCCGGAATGGCAAATATCGAAAACGGGTTTGCTCAGTACGACAACAATTACTTTAACGGGTTCGCAGACAAGTATCAAAACTACTACAACCCCCAGCTTCAAGATCAATACGACCAGGCCAAGAAACAGCTTCAATTCGGCCTTGCGCGAGCCGGAATTTCTCAGTCAAAGGCAGCCGGCGAAGAAATGGCAAAGCTGGACAAGCAATATGGCATGAAGCGCCAGGATGTGATCAACGGCGCGCAAAACTACGCCAACCAGGCCAGGACGCAGATTGAAAATCAGAGGTCAGGTTTATTAAATCAGCTGTCTGCAACCGGCGGCGAGGAAGCTACGGCCGGCGCATTCCTTGGCAAGGGCAATGGCAATTCCGTTGGAAGCCTTCCGATTCAAGCGCCTCAAATGCAGCAATTCTCCGCCCTGGGTGATTTGTTTGGAAATCTTTCGCAAGTTGCCGTGAATGACACCCGCGTTGCTAATGCTATGGGAAATAACGGATTGCTTCAGAGTGCTTTCCGCGGCGGTTCCAAAAACAACAACGCTTCCAGTTATATCAATTAAGTCATGTCAACAGTTTTCAGAGTTGACGATGAAATTAAAAAAGCAGGCGATGCTTTAACGGGGCAACATGCGGCCGCTGCTACGTCGCAATCGTATCTCAATAATTATTTGCAGAAAGCAAATGATTCTTTTGCGCAAATTGCAAAAAAATGGATGTTGCCAGGAACTTCTCCGGCACAATTAAAAACAGAACAAGATTTAATAGATGCGGTAAGTGGCATTAAATCGTATGGGTACACTCAAGATGCTGACGCGTTTGAAAAAGCCTTTGTAACTCCATATAAAGAAGAAAATAAAAAATTCAAATCTTTAAGTAATTACACAACGCTTGATAATAATTTATCTAAATTAAAATCTCAAAAAGCTGTAATTGATCCAAACATTGAATCGGCTCAAAAATCAGTTGCCGATTTGTTTGCTGCAAATCCTGAAACAATTTTTGATCCGTATCAACAGAATTACATAAGCGGATACCTTGGAAGGCTTGATCAATTCCGGCCTGAAGCTGAACAACAGGCCAAGTTTGCCAGTTATCGGCAGGGGGTTTCCGACGGATCTGTTTCAAGGCAGGTCAATCCTACCGTGCAAGGAATCTACGACACGGCAAAAAAGAAATACACGGATGAGGGTGATTCTGTGTTTTCAGCCATCAAAGGCGATTATCGGAATACGCAAAACGATTACGCTACCCGATATAGCTCGCCTACGTTTGATCAGATGCCGGCGCTTAATCCGTTGTTTCCGGCGCTAGAGACATCAAATGCCAACAACGCAATCAATACGCTTAGGACCCGTGCTTCTGACATCCTTCCGAACATTAACGGAATGACCAATCCGTTCCTGGGAGCAAAGATCGGCGCGCAGCTTCCAACCATTAGCGCGCAGAAATCCGCTGCTTCCCCGATTACTGGAGTAAATATCCAAAATCCGTATCAGCCAATTATCCCGCAATCCAACAAGATTTTTCCAAATTTTACTGGCGCTCAAACGAGCGGCCAATCATCATCTTTCGTGAAATAAAACCATGTGTGATCCTACAGGCGGCATAGCAACAACAGCGATTCTGGCAGCTGCCAGCACGGGCGCTAATTACATGGCGTCGCAGCAGCAGCAAAGCGCCATGCGCGGCGCGCAAAACGCAGCAGATCAGCGTATGGCTGGAATCATTACGCGTGATTCAATGGCCAATTTCAACGCCGCTCAGCAGGAAGCGTCGCGCAATCGCCAGCTGCTTGACGCTGAAAACGAGCGTCAGAAGCAATTTGCGCAGCAAACACAGGCCCTTCAAAACGAATCTATCCGCCGCAACTCTTCGGATAGCATGAATCAGCTTTTGGCCAACGAAACGGCCCAGGGAGAGCAGCGCTACGCGCCGGCCGCAAACATTGCCGCTGAATCAGCCATGCCCATTGCCTCCGCTGGTGGCAACGCCTCAGACACAACCAGGGTTGTCGCAGACAGCATGAAGAATCAGCTTTCCAAAGCCTCTGAATATCTCAGAGGACTTGGAAATGCCAGGGCCGGCATGGATGCTTTTGGAAATACGATGCTTGATCAGAATATCGCCATGCAAAGAGCCAACGGCCAGATCGGCAAGATTGGATCAATGGCCGATATTTCCCGTAATGCTTACAATTCCGAATACGGCGCATCCAACAATATGTCGAATCTTGCTTACGCGAATATCGGCCGTAATACCGGATACGATGCGCAGGCCGCAAACGTAGCTGCGCAGAGTGGCTACAACAACGCCCAGGCGTCCGGACAGAACATGCAGACACTTGGCTCGCTGCTTGGAAGTGCTTCACAGATCGCCGGCATGTACGGTTCGGCTAACGGATGGCAAAATCCGACGCTCGCCAAGAATCGCGCGCTTTTGGCCAACGCCAGCGCAAATACGCAGACAATTCCTGGGTATCAGCCTCAATCAATCTCCAGCCGGCCGGTAATTATCAGATAATCCCATGCCCTATCCCGTTTACCCCGTCCAGAATCAGACTGCGCAGCAGTTAGCGAATATCGGCTCCAATCTTGGAGTCGCCATGTTCGGTGATGCTAACAGCATGATGCGCCGATCCCAGCTTGACCAGGATCTCAAATTTAAGCAGCTACAGCTTGATTTGAAGCGTCAAGAGCTTGGAATGCACGGAAAGGTTTGGGATAGCGAAGTAGCCAAAAATGAAGCGCAGACAGGGGGATTCACTTCTAAAAATCAAGGTGCGTCTGATTTGGCTGATGTCATTTCTAATTCCGCTATCGTCAATCAGGACGGCACCGTTACGATTGATCCGCACAAAATGGGATTCATGGCCGGCGCTGCCATGCGCGCTAATCCTAGTGGAAACGTAGCTCAGGTACTTCAGGGACTTGTCGGACTTAGCATCCAGCAGCGTCCTGGAGCTACAGAGGACCAATATCGCCAGGCCGCGGCCATCCAGGGCAAAATGCCTTCAGAGAATACAGCTTTTACGACTGGCCAGGCCACGGCATTGCAGAAGCCGATTCAGATTTCTGGATCTACGACGGGAATCATTGCTCCTCCCAATAGCCCTTACAATCAGGGCATTCAAGAGCTTGGCAATCAGATAAACGCCAGGAATCAGGAACAGACAAACCCGCCTGCGCTTTTGCCCAACGGAGCCGGAAATCCTGTTTACACTCCCAATGGTGCGCCCACTCCGATGCCTTCTCTTGCTCCGGCTGGATCCCCGATGCCTGCATCAGACCCTAATGGATTGACATCCGTGGATTCTGCGCAGCGTGGCGCGGCTCCCGTATCTGTCGCCAATGCGTTTCCTGTATCGCATACCGGAGCGTCTGTGGCGCTTCCTGGCAAAAGCGGCTCCGCCGCTTCCTGGGGTACTGCGTCGAGCAGCGCCAAGGACGCAAAAGAATACTCCGGCAATTCAGACAGAGAATCAGACGTTGCCGCCAAAGCGCAAAGCCTTTTGGACACCGGCGCTTACAAATTGGCTCATGTTCCTGGCGGCGGCATTCCTGCCGTTGAAGGACTGAGTAAATTCTTAGTTTCGCAGACAGACACCAAAAAGCGCGATTCAATTATGCAACTTCAATCGCTTATGACAAGCGATTGGCTTGATAAATCGACCATTATGAAAGGCGCGCTGACGGAAGCCGAAGGCGCTGAATTGCGTAAAGATCATCCGCATTTTGGAGATGATCCTGAAGTCATCAAATCATGGCTGCAACGCGTTGCGTATCTGCATGATATGCACTCTGCAATGAACAATGCCAATTTTGACAGGACCGTCAAAAGGCAACCGCCTGTCAATCCAATGCAATTCAAGCAGGCATACGTTCAAGCGCATCGCCCGCCTTCAAACATGATTATTCATTTCGGCAGCGGTGATGGTAATTCCGGATTGGCCAATACAGTTTCCAGCCCTGGAGGGCCTGCCGTTGGAACGGTTGAAGACGGACACGTTTTTGTTGGCGGAGATCCGGCGAATCCTGCAAGCTGGCGTCCAGTTCAATAACCATGCCTAATCCCTGGGAAAAATACGCCGCTCAACAAGACAGCGGACCGTGGTCGAAATATCAATCTCCCACGCAATCATTTGCCAGTAATCAACCGCCCGCGCTTGGGTCGCAGGAAATTTCTGATTCAATCACGTCCTTACCTGAAGAAGTAGCGCATAAAATCGGCGTTGCAGCGCGTCCGTGGGGCGCGCTAGGCGCTGCCATGACGGCCGGAGGAGTAAGCGGCGGAGTCGTTGGAGGGCTAACAACTGGCCCCGCTGGAATTATACCAGGCGCTTTAGCCGGCGCGCCGATGGGCGCTGTTGCTTATGGCGGCGCGCATTTGGCCGACCTTCCGGTCATGGCCGTCAATGGTATTGGTAGCCTTTTTGGGTACAACCCAGGCATTCCGTATCCAGGAGCAACGTTTGACGAATTCGTCAACAATCACCTTAATCCGCTTCCGGAGCCGGTAACGACCGCAGACAAGTATCTCGCCGCTACGTCAGGTGGCATTAAAGATGCCGTTGCCGGCAACAAGGTTGGCAAGTTTATGGAAGCCGGTCAGGCCCTTGGTCCTGTGTTTCAGAAAATCGGTACAGCCATGTCTGATGCGCCTGGCAAAAATATGGTCATGGGCGGTACTAGCGGCGCTGGCGCGCAGTTTGGTGACGATGCCACGGATGGTTCAACGGTTGGAAAAATCGGAGGAGCCGTCTTACCTGTTGTCGCTATGGGCGCAACCACGGGGCTAACTCGTCGCCTTGTAAACTCTTCTGGTGGGTACAGACGAGGATTCATGGGAAGAGGCGAGGATGTCGTCATGCAAAATGGCGAAACAATTCCTGCTTCCTGGGGATTCACCGGAGGAAGGTTGGAAAACGCGCGTCAGATGGCGCAAAATCAAGTCCAGGATCAATTACAGAACACCATTTCAAAAGCCGGAGGTTCGGTCGCGGATGTTGTTTCGGAGCTAGACAAATCCGCCGCGCTAGATGGAGAAGGATTCCAGCGTACATCCGGAGCGGCTTCCAAAAACCAAGGCCTTACGATGGTCGAGAACGGATTGTATCAGTCTGATCCCGCCATGCGCGCGCGCTACGAAAACAACATGCGTTCCGTCAGCGGGTCGGTCAACAATGCCGTTCAGCCGGTTGGCGCACCCATTCAGGAATCGCAAGGATTCTTTAGCCGCTTCCTTTCCAATCAGGCTAGGGCCGCTGAACGAAACGCGCAGCGTTTTGACGTTGACATGAACCGCGCCAATAAAAACTTGGCGCAGAAACAAGCCGAAATCACCAGCAGCGCGTCTTCAGACCAGCAGACAGGCGCATCTATTGCGGCCAGGAAAGAAGCCGGCAATATGATGAACGACGAGCAGGCGGCTTATCGCAAGCTGTACGCTGCCGTCCCCCGCGACACGCCGATTGAATTCAACAACTCCATCGAAAAAGGCGTGGAGGCATTGAAAGAGCATGGCGCAAATGCCGCCGTGGATCCTTCTATCAGCGCTGCGAGGTCGAGAATTGAAACCATGATCAAGGCTCGCAGCGCGGAGCCGGTCACGAATTTTGGAGAAATCGAATCTGACCTCAAGATCGTCAATAGCCTTATCAAGCAGGCAAGCAACGCCGGCCAAGACCAGGCCGTGCGGCTTTATTCCATGTTCGAGGAAGGCATTGTTGCAGACATCGAAGCCGGCGGAGCGGCCAGTCCCGCATTGAAGCAGGCCAACGGCGCATTCCGTACCTTCAAAGAGCGCTGGAGCAACGGCGTAGCCGGCGAAGCTCTGGACAAGAATTCATTGCCCTCAGAGACGTTAAACAAATACATGGCATCCCCTGAAGGCGCCACCCAATACAGCCAAACCGTCGGGGCGACTCCGGCCGGCAAAGAATCTGCTTCGCGCTACTTGTCTGCAAGCGTGGCCCGTGCTTCTGGACAAAATCCCACCAAGGAATCTGTAACGGCGGCGATTAGCAAAAATCCCGCGATTTCTACGTTTCCTAAAGTCAAAGCAGCGCAAGAAGCCAAGGCTACTCAGATCGGCGCTGCCACCAAGATGCAGGCCAACAGGCAGGGCCAGCTTGAGCAAATGCAGGCTGATGCCGCTGCCGCTCAGAAGAAAGCCACGACTAGCCTTCCCGCCAAGTACGCCAAGGGCAGCGAGGACAGCGCTGTGTCGGCTATTGAAACTGCTTTGGGCAGCAATGATTCCACCTCTGCTATCAATGAACTAGTCAAAACAGCCAAGGCTGATCGGTCCGGAAAGTCAATGGAAGGGCTGAAAAACGCCGCTCGCAAATACCTTTCCCAAAAGCTCTTCAATAAAACCAACGCTGCTGCCAAAAATGAAGTATCGGCTGTCACCAACGAAGACTTGCCGACTTCTATGGCCAAAATGGGCGATGTCCTCAACGAGGACGGCACCATTATGAAGAACATGCGGAAGCTGCTTACGCCTGATGAAATTCAGACGCTTCAGACAAATTACCGCCGCTTGGAAATGGGTACCAGGATCCGCAAAGCCGGCCTGGGAGGATCCGCTACCGCGCCAAACGAATCAGACAAAGCCGTCTTGGAAAACCTGGTAAAGGGATACACAAACATCAATGCGTTGCAGGATCTCAAGACGGCCAAAACGATGTTGCAGGATCTCAAGACGATTGCCGGATCTGCTTTTACGAACAGCCGCGTCAACGACATCATCAATGACACGCGCTTACAGGCATTTTTAGACCCTGACAAAATGAAGCAACTGCTTCTGCGTCCTACTCCCCAAAATTGGAAACGCACGTCCTGGGCGCGCCAGCAAATGAATATCCTGGCGCAGGAAATCAACCGCAAGCCCGATGACGAATCTAATACACCTCCTGCAACTGCGCCGGCTGCAAAGCCGAAAGCGACGCCTGCGGCGACTCCGGCTGCTCAATCTTCCTCCAAGCGCATGCGATGGAATCCCGACACAGGAAAACTTGAGCCAATCTAAGCAGCGCAACAGTTTATTGAAAAATAATGCCAACCCTGGTTGACATTCCAAATGTCGGAGAAGTCGAATTCCCTGACGGGATGAACGAGGCAGACATTACGGCGGCAATTCACAAAATATCGCTGCCGGCTGCGCAAGAAAGCGATCCATCCGATTTGCTTGCATCCGATGGTTTCAATTTTTTTGGCCGCAGGGAGCCTGTTCCTCGCGCTCCGCAGGCAACATCAACAGTCGGTCAAATTGCTTCCGGAATCTACAACGGCGCTGTCGCGCCGGCGCTGGAATTCATGGCTTCTCCTACAGGAATGGCAACCGCCGCCGTTCCTGCGCTTGGCCCAGCCGTTGCCCGTGGTGCGGCTGCGATTATGACGCCGCTGATGGCAAAAACCGCCATTCAGCACGGAGCGCAGGCGGTACAACAAATCCAAAATCCCAATGCCACCCTTCAAGAGAAGATAGAACCGGCTGCCGGAGCCGCTGCTGACGCAGCGATGGCGCTAGGGGTCGGTTTGCACGCTTCCAAACCCCTAAAATTACCTACCAATGTCACCCGAAGAGAAAATACAGCGCAAGCGGCAAGTGTGGGTGAAGGCGAGCAAGAATTACAAATACCACGCAATTCAACTGATGGGTCAATACAAGATATTTCACGGTTGCCAGATGTGCGGGGAGAACGAGATTCCGGAGGCGCTGGATTACCATCATCTGAATCCCAAGGACAAGAAATTTACCTTGAATCGCCAGGGTCGACAGGTATCCAGGAAGAGGTTGTTGGAGGAAATCCGGAAATGCGTGATTCTGTGCGCGAATTGCCACAGGAAACATCACGCGGGGAAATTGAAATTACCCAAGAATCTGCTCCGCGTACAATTAACACGGTTGGAGAAGGCCAGCTTTTTAGAGATAATGAAATTCCCTTTAATCTCGCTGGTGAAACAGACGGTACGGCAGCAGTCGCCTCAGAAGCGGAAGCTCTAAAAGCCCAAGAGGCCGCCAAGGCGGAACAAGATGCCGCCCAGGTCAAAATGTTTGAGGAACCGCAGCAGCCGGCGGTTGATGTAAAAACAGAGCAACCAAGCCCTGTTGTTGATCAAAAAGACCCGCTTTTGTCTGCGCTTGACGCAGACATGCAGACGGCCAGGGACGCCAAAGATACCAAGCGTCTAAACGCGCTGGCGGCATTGAAGATCAACTACCGATTGGGCAAGAAGCCGGCCATCAAAAAGCTCCAAGATACCTACGGCGAGGATGCGCAGCAGCCGACGTTGACGATGAATAAAAAGAGCGCGGCCAAACCCATGACCAAAATGCAATTGTTCATGGAGGGGCCGGTTGCAAAGTTTGTCATCGAAAATGGCGGTTTCATGTCTCCCGCCGAAGCCAGAAAAGTGAAAGGCCGTGAATGGTGGGATGCTACCGGAAAAGGCATGTATGAGGCGCTTGGCCGCATCCCGCCGGCATACGGAAGGCTGATTTTCAAAAAGGGAGGCAACGCTAGCACTCCGGACGACTTGATGAGTTCCGTGGGAATCCAAGATGCTTCAGGCGCTATAAGCGAATCACCATTTGGCCCCCAGGACACGCACCATGAGTTGCTGGCGCGGCTGATGGATGAAATCGAATCAGCCAAAGGTGGTAAATCGGCCCGTGGCGTCACGGCTGGCCTGAAGTCATACGATCAATACATAGATGAACAGTCCGCGCAGTCGCAGGAAATTGCAGACACCAAAGGATTAGACCTAAGCGTGGATGATCTGTCCCCTGGCGATACAATACGGCTTCCGTCTGATAGCGGCGGAGGAATGGCTCAAGTCATGCAGGTTGACCCCGAAGGCAATGTTACGATTTCCATTCCTCACGGCGGCAAGACAAAGATGATAACGCTCCCATCCGGCCATACCATTAAAGCCGCCGACTACATCAGAGGCGCTGAACGCGATTTGGGTAGTAGCGAGCCATTCTGACCGGATTGCGCTCCGGCCAACAAGCATCTGTCTGAAATTGCAGACAGAATTGCTGTCCTGGTAGCCCTCCTTGGGCGTTTCCTCCCTAGACTTGGGTCGGGCCAACATTGGTCCGGCCCATTTTTTATGCAAAAAATCGCGTCGTTGGTGGTTGTTGATGGTCACGGCAAACGCGCAAAACGGGCATTCAGCGCAACAAAAAACCCCGCCATTTCTGGCGGGGTTTCCTTGATTCTGCTTTGCAGCGATTAGCCGGCGAACTGGCTGGCACCAGGGAAGTCGATGTCGGGAAGAGCAACGAGCAGCTGATAGGCGCGGGATCCGTTAGGAGCGCTGTTCGGGGCGTAGGTTCCACGAACGTCGCCGGTGGAGCCGGTGGCGAGCGTGGTGTCTCCGCCCTTGAAAGTTCCAGCCGTTCCGGCAACTGCACCGTCAACGATCTCGCGGACGATGAATCCGGATCCGCCGCTGGTTCCGCCGTTCAAGAAGAAGGGAAGACCAAGGACGGCACCGTATCCGATGCTGGTGCTGTTTCCAGACAGCGAGGCGCTGGTGGTGACAGACGTGACGGTCTTGAAGGCCTTGGCTCCGGTTCCAGAAGTAGCGGCAGACAGGGCAATGACCTCGACGAGCTTGGCACCATAAACATCGGTTCCGGTGACGGTGATGTTCGTGGTGACGCTGGAAGTTGCCGTGACCGTGATGTTGCGGGGGACATCAAGGGTGACAGTCGTGCTGACAAGGCTGAAGGCAGCAGCAGCGCCAGGAGTAGCGCCAGTAGCAACACCAGCAGCAGCGGCAGCGGCAGGGCTGCCAAGGCTGATAAGCTCAATACGGGGGCGAACCACCGTACCGTTAAGCTGGGCTTTCTGAGCATAGATGTCAGGCATGGTGTCTCCACCGATCTGCTCAAGCTGGAAGGAGTAGCTGGATCCTGCGGTCCAGGTAACGCCAGACACAGGAGTCAGGGTGACAGACGTATTGGCAGACGAGCTAACGGCAAAATCCTTGGGGGCCGTGTAGATCGACTGATTGATGGCGATCTGCTGATTAGCGCCACTCTTGAAAACGCCCCAGGTAAGACCGTTGGGGAGCGTCAAGGTGAGCGCGTTGGAGTTATTTACGTCACTCGCAAGAGTGCCGGAGAGGATTTGAAACGACATATTTCTCTAATTTTTGGGTTGTTGTTGAATTGCGATTGTTGACGCAATTCCAAGGGTATGCGGCTTTTAATTATTCGCGCAAGCCATTTTTTTGAAATTTACCGCATTGCGCAGGTGTTCGGGAGCATACCTATCTCCCACTCGTTTTCTATTTCGTGCGGTTGGAAGTGTTTCACGGGTTGGTGATCTGTTCGACGGCTTGGATCCTTTTGCCAATCCAGGCCATCACGGGAACGGCCATTGAGTTGCCGAGAGCCTTGTATCGAGGCCCGTCCGGCGTTGATTTTCCCTTTGGTCGGATGTCGGTGTAATTGTCGGGGAAACCTTGGAGGCGTTCGCACTCAACCGGGGTCAGGCGTCGGACGGCCATTCGGTGATTGATGATCGGCTGACCTCTGCCTGTTCCATCTTCGAAAGCGTCAAAACCTTCAGCCTTCAGCGTGTGGGTCGTGTCTCCCGTGATGCAAGTTGGTTGGGAAATCAGCGTGTCGGCCTTCGTGATGCTGTCTTGTGAGCGTAGAGTTGCGGCCTTCCCCTCGGCGTCCATCCAGTAACCGTGACCAGAGCAAACGGATGCCACCAGATCGGTTGCGTCCTTGTAGTCCCTGGCCTTCATCGCTGAAGCCGTGCCATCGTCCGAATACTCACCGAAAGCAACCATCCGAGCGGTTATTGTATTTGACCCGCCACCGAGCGCAGAGCTTGGCCGAGCGCAGGCGGTAACTCCTTTCCCCTTTTCTCGGCTCGGCGCAGAATGCCCTGACAGGCTCGCGCGCTCAAAAAGAACCGCCGCGGCACGTCGCCAGTCTCCAGCGTATCCGACAACAAACACGCGACGCCTTCGCTGGGCCACTCCGAAGTATTGAGCGTCAAGAACCCTGTAGGCGAACCCATACCCGAGTTCCGCCAGCCCTCCGAGGAAGGTTCCAAAAGTTTTTCCTCCGTCAATGGACAGGACGCCGGGGACATTCTCCCAGACCAACCATCGGGGCCGTAGGCGGTCAGCAAGACCAAGGAATCCGAGGGTGAGGTTACCACGAGGGTCATCCAATCCTTTTCGGAGTCCGGCGATAGAGAAGGCTTGGCAGGGGGTTCCTCCGACCAAAAGGTCGATTGGCTCGTATTGTCCAGAAGCGATAGTTGTGAAGTCTCCATGAAGTGGGGTCGTTGGGTAGTGATGTTGCAGGGTTTGGCGTGGGAAGTTTTCGATCTCGGAAAAGAAAGCCGGTTTCCAGCCTAGCGGATGCCAAGCAACGGTTGCGGCTTCAATCCCAGAGCAGACACTTCCGTATGTGATGGGTTTCATTTGATGGCCCTTGTACCCTACGGCCTGTTGGGCAGTCAACAAAAACTTTTTTCAAAAAAATCCTTGGCATGTCGGCTACATCCTGTATGGTGCCAACCGTCGGCCACCAAACCGACAACAAAGCATCAACCGAACCAACCACAATGCCAGACTTGAACATTGATCCACAAAAGACGCTCGCCGTTTTAGGGGGTCGTGCCGCCACCTGGAGAAGGCTTGAGAAAGCCGGCTTCTCGCTGGGAATCAAGACCATTGAGAAATGGGTGGAGAGGGGAAACATTCCGACCAATCGGATTGCGCAGATCGCCATTTGCGCCCGTGAGGACGGAAGGCCCATCAACATCTATGACCTCATTGTTGGCATGACACCCACAATGGCAAAAAACCAAACCAACCAATGAACGAGAAAATAAACAATATGCCCCTGACGCAGCTTCGGGATATGGCGGAAAATATTTCCAGCGCCATTTCCGATTGCCAGGCCGAACTCAAGCAAATCGAAAGCGAGATCCTGCGCCGTTATCGCGGCACGCTCGACAAGATTCTGTCTGAACGTCACCAGGAGTACGGTGACGCAACGATTGAAGTCGATGACGTGAAGCTGAAGCTGGGAATCTCCAAAACGGTTTCCTGGGACAGCGAGAAGCTGAAGGAAATCGCAGCCACGTTGGATCCTGAATTGCAGGCCACGTTGTTCACCGTCAAGGTTTCCATCCCTGAGCGTAAATGGGACGACATTTCCCATACCCAGGAAGGGAGAATCTTGGCAACTGCCAGAACCGTCAAATACAGCGAACCAAAGGTAGCATTCAAATGATCCTCACGGACGTTTTCTTCTCCGTATTCGTTGCAAATTTCTTGACCATCGCTTTGATCGGAATGATTTATAGCGTTTCCACTTTGATCAGGATCAACCTGATCGAAAACCAAACCAACCAGAACCATGATTAAAATAATCAAGGCCGACGAACGTATCGCGGCCAACACCAAAATCAACATTGCCCTGTTCGGCCCGTCCGGAGTCGGCAAGACCACACAGGCCCGCACCCTGGACGCTGAGACAACCCTGTTCCTTGACCTGGAGGCCGGCACGCTGGCCATTCAGGACTGGAACGGTGATGTCATCGACATCCGCAAGACGGCGCAGAGCATGAATGCCCATCCCTGGGAGATTGCCCGCGCCCTGGCTTGCCTTGTTAGCGGACCAGACCCCACCGACGCAGACGGTCCCTACAGCCGCCAGGCTTATGAGGCTTACGCGAAGGCGCTGGGCGCTGATCCGTCGATGCTCGACAAATACACAACTGTCTTTGTCGATTCCATCACGGTCGCTTCCCGCCTGGCGTTTGCCTGGTCGCAGAAGCAGCCGGAATCATTTAGCGACAAGACCGGCAAGCCCGACACGCGCGGAGCATACGGCCTTCTTGGCCGCGAAATGATCCGCTGGCTTACCAATCTTCAGCATTGCCCCAAGGACATCATCCTTGTCGGCATTCTGGACAGCGAGCAGGACGACCTGAAGCGCTGGGTACATACGCCGCAGGTCGAAGGTTCAAAGACCGGACGGGAACTGCCTGGAATCTTTGACCAGGTTGTCACCCTGACGACTTTGAACACCGAAGACGGCAAGCCATATCGCGCTTTTGTCTGTCAGCAGCAGAATAGTTGGAACTATCCCGCCAAGGACCGTTCCGGCCGTCTGGAAATGATCGAACCGCCCGACCTGGGAAGCCTTATCAAGAAAATCCGCACCGGCAAGCGCCTGGATGCGAGCATCACCACTTCCCTGTAACCCAAAAACCAACAACAACACTATGTTCAGCCCTACCTCCGGAGCATCACAGGCTCCTTCCCTGATCCCCAACGGCACGCTTGCTTTCGCTATTGTGAAGGTCCGCGGCCTCAAGCAGTCCAAGTCCACCAACGGCGAGTACGCCGATCTGGAAATCACCTTGGATGGCGGAGATTTCAACGGCCGCAAGGTCTTTGAGATGATGGCCAACCCGCTCGACAACAATAACAGCGAAGCATGGCGCAATATGGCGATTGCCAATTTGACGCGCATGTTTGAGTCGGCCGGAATCTTTAAGCCGGAAAACCCTGAAACCTACAATCAGTTTAACGGGCAATCGTTCCTTACGATTTGCCAATTCCTTGATGGAGCGCGAATCTCCATTAAGGTCAAAGTTGAACAGGACAAGAGCGGCGCATACCCCGACAAGAACAAGGTCGGTGAATACCTTTCGCCCAACCCTCAGTCCGGTGGACATAGCGGCTGGAAGAAGCTGGCCGAAGGCAATGCCGGAGCGTCTGCACAGGCCCGCGGAAATGCGTTTGGTTCGCCAGCGAGTGCGCCGGCTCCTGCCGGAGCGCCTGGGTGGCTCAACGCTCCCAAGAACTAATTAGATTCGCACCAAAGGAGGGTGCGCGGACTATGGGTAGTTACACGAATCCGCGCACCCTTACCTTGGTGCAACTGCTTGAACTTGCGCTGGACCACGGCCCCGAAGCCGAGCGCGCCAAGCAGATACTCCACAAAACGTACCAAATAAAAATCCATGATCCTGCGCCCGCGACAGGAAGAATTTACAGCAGCTTGCATTAGTGCGCTGAAAGACAGGGGAAATACGCTTGGCGTAGCCCCAACAGGAGCCGGAAAAACCGTCATGCTGTCTGCGGTTTCCGGCAGAATGAAGACAGACAGCACGCTTGTCATCCAACACAGGGATGAACTTGTGGATCAAAACCGATCCACGTTCAAAAAGGTCAACCCGTCCATTAAGACCGACCTGATGGTGGCCAGCCGGAAAAACTTCCTGGCCAAGGGTGCCACGTTTGCAATGGTGCAGACATTGGCGCGCAACCTGGACATGATGCGCCCCGTCGGCCTTCTGGTCATTGACGAGTGCCATCACGTCGCCGCGGCCAGTTACCAGGCGATCATCGAACGCGCCAGGGAACTATGCAAGGACACGATTATCTTTGGCGTCACGGCCACGCCGATGCGTGCAGACAAGCGCGCTTTGACCAATGCTTTCGACAACGTAGCCGATGTCATTAGTATCACCGAACTGATCCAGGGCGGTCACTTGGTCCGTCCACGCACATTTGTGATTGACTGCGGCATGCGGGAAAAACTCAACAGCGTCCGCAGGACGGCTGCTGATTTCGATATGTCCGAGGTCGAGGAGATCATGGACAAGTCGCCCATCACGCGGCGCGTCATCGAAGAGTGGAAGAATATCGCCGCCAGCCGGCGCACCATTGTCTTTTGCTCAACGGTAGAACATGCCAGGCACGTCACGGAGGCCTTTAAGCAAGCCGGAGTCAAGGCCGAGCTTGTTGACGGAACCATGACCGAGGCCGAGCGCAAGAGCGCATTGAAGCGCCTGGATGCCGGAGAGACGCAGGTTGTCTGCAATGTCGCCGTCCTGACCGAAGGTTTCGACTGCCAGCCGGTTTCCTGCGTCATCCTGCTGCGGCCATGTTCCCATAAATCCACAATGCTTCAGATGATCGGCCGCGGTCTGCGTAAGGTGGACCCATCCCGATACCCTGGAATTATCAAGGATGACTGCGTTGTTCTCGATTTTGGGTACAGTCTGCTGACACACGGAACCCTGGAAACGGACATCGAACTTTCCCCCAAGAAAGGTGAAGCCCCGACCGTCGAATGCCCCAGCTGCGGAACTAGGATCCCGTCAAACGTCCTGGAATGCCCGATCTGCGGACAGGAAATTCATCCGACACCCAGGCAGCAAGGAGAAGGATCCGAGCGCGAAGCGCTTGAAAGCTTCTCCATGACGGAGGTGGAGCTACTGGATGTTTCACCGTTCCGATGGGAGCCGTTTTTTGACGACCGCGTTGTCATAGCCAACGGCCTGACGGCATGGGCCGCCCTGGTGAATTACGGAGGCGTATGGATTGCTGTCTGCGGAACTGAATTCCGCGGACCAACACAGGTAGTCGCCGCAAGCCATGACAAACTGACAGCGCTAGCAAGCGCTGACGATTACATGCGCGAGCATGGTGATCGGTCCAATGCCAGCAAGAGCCGATCCTGGCTATCCCTTCCCCCGACAGACAAACAGAAAGAACTTCTTGGCATCCAACCGATGTCGATGGAGGCGTTTCACATGAACCGTTACCGCGCGTCCTGCGCGCTGACCTGGAGGTTCGGTGAGCAGCGCATTAAACATGCAGTCCAAACCCAAACAGCAAACCACTAATGAAAAAAACCTGCTACATTGCCGGCCCCATGCGGGGCTACCCACGCTACAACTTTGACGCGTTTGACGCTGCGCGCGACGCTCTCATAAAAGAGGGCTGGCACGTCATCAGCCCAGCTGACCTGGACAGACAGGCCGGATTTGATCCCGACAATCACCCCGTCACCGCGGAACTCCTGCGCGAAATGCAGATCCGTGACGTGGATGCCATTTTCTTCAATGCCGACACGGTTTTCGCGCTGGACGGATGGGCTACCTCCAAGGGAGCGACCGCGGAGATTTGCGTTGCCAAGTGGCGTGACATCCCTGTGCTTTCCTACACAGACAGACAGCCCATTGTCATCAACACCGTAGCGCATAAACATGAACCGGCCTTGGAGGAAGACGTATTGGAAGAGGCGCTGCGCCTGACTACGGGAGACAGGAACAATAGCTACGGCCCGCCGACACAGGATTTCGCCAAGACCGCTGCCATGTGGTCTGCCATCCTGGGAACCGAAGTAAAGGCCAAGCATGTCGCCCTCTGCATGATTGCGCTGAAGCTCTCCAGGGCAACCTGTGCAGCCAAGCGCGACAACTGGACAGACATCGCCGGCTATGCCCGCTGCGGATACCTCTGCGAACAAGCCGAATGATTTACCCCGTCCTGGGAATTGACGAGCAGGGCAGACTTGTCATGCTCATTTCTCCAGCGCGCCTGAATCCGATCAGCGTCATGCACCTCCGCGGGAACCCCCCTTCCGCGAGCCTGATGGCGCTGATCGACGGCGACGAAGGAGTAGCCGTCGATGCCCTGAAGGACATGCACAAGTATTACCAAAGCTATTACGCCAAAAAACAAAACAAAAAACGATGAGTATGTTCAAACCCGAAAAGAATGCAGACAACGGCCTTTCTGATAAGATCGCGCCAATCGTGGACGAAGCCGTTCGCCAGGAACGCGCCAAACAAAAGCCCCGTGAGTACCTGGGGGCATCACGCTGGGGCGAGGCCTGCGAGCGCCGGCTGGGATACGAATTCCACCGGACAACTCCAGACAAGGGATTCAGCGGCCAGGCATATCGGATTTTCGATACCGGCCACGATGTCGAAGAGCGCGTCATTGAATACCTTCAGCTTGCTGGATTTGAGATTGAAACCCGCAACCCCCAAGGCGGACAGATCGGATTCTTTGCCGCTGACGGCAAGCTGGGAGGTCATTGCGACGGAATCATCAAGAGCGGCCCCGTCGATTTGCCGTATCCGCTTCTGTTTGAGTGCAAGTCGCTCAACAACAAGTCCTGGACAGACACCAAGAACAAGGGCGTCAAGGTCAGCAAGCCGGTCTACTACTCGCAGATTCAGACATATTGCGCTTACTTTGAGATCGCTGGCGGTGGTTTGTTTGTTGCGCTCAACAAAGACAACAGCGAACTCTACTACGAGCATGTCCCGTTTGATCCCGTCACGGCCCAGGCAGACAGCGACAAGGCCTTGCGTGTCGTAAAAACCGAAAGCCCTTCCGAACTGGCGCGTATTACGACGGATCCAACCGATTTCCGCTGCAAGTTTTGCGATTTTCATAGCACCTGCTGGGATGAAATCAACGTAGCGCCCAACAAGCCGGCATCCACACAGCCCGCAGCGCCAAAACTATTCTGGATTTGAACCACACCACTATGCAGACAGAACCACACAACGAAGAAACCCCATTTCAGTACGACGAACAGGCAGCGATCAACCTGGTCGATAAAGACCAGGTAGTCAGGTATTTCCAAACAATTTTTGGGAATGTTCAATGGAACGACGACACGCATATTTGCCTGCGCGGAATCGGTGAAAAGGGAACACCAAAGGAAGGCGTTTTCCGGTCAGACAATTTCTTCCAGCCAAACCTTGCCGATCCCACGGACGGCATTATGAACTGCGTGGATATTTGGGCGCGGAATGCCATTGCCTGCTTTGTCGTCCCCGCCGTCCTGCGCGAGCAAAAGGGAACCGCTGAGAATGTTTCCATGTTCACGAATATCCTGGCGGATCTGGACAGCGGAAACACCGAAGAGAAACTGGCTTTCATGGACGAGCATTTAGGCGCGCCGTCTATGGTTGTCCGCTCCGGCGGAATGACCGAAGAAGGCACGCCGAAATATCACGTCTATTATGTTTTGGAGAATCCCACCGAAGACATCCGCAAGGCCATCATTGTCCGCGACATGCTTGCCCGTAAGTGCGGTGGTGATCTGACGATGGGCCTTGGAGTGGATGGGAATCCGTTTGGCCGCGCGCATCAACCTGTCCGCGTGCCAGGATCCGTCCATGCGAAGAACGGAAAGCCATCGGCATGCTCCATCGAAAGCCGCAGCACGCATAGGTATTCCCTGGATCGGTTGGAGAAAGACCTGTCTGCCATCGAAGACAGCCCCTATGCCGTGGAGGTGTCCGCGCGCAGCGCGGCACCTTTGGAGGAGCGTATCGCCCAGGG